CCGGGCGGGCCGGTCGGCCCTGCAGCTCCTGGCGTGCCGGGCGCGCCAGCTGGCCCGGTCGAGCCAGGCGGGCCGGTTGCGCCAGCAGCGCCGGGCGGACCCGGCGCGCCGTCGGTGCCGTCGGTACCGTCGGTGCCGGGCGGACCCGGCGCGCCGTCGGCCCCTGGCGGACCGGCTGGCCCGGACGAGCCCGCTGGCCCGGTTGCCCCTGGCGGACCGGCTGGCCCGGGCGGACCCGCTGGCCCCGCGGCGCCCTCGGGCACGACGGTCACGCTCGGGCGCCCGGGCTCGGTGACGGTGACGCCCGGGCGAGGCGGGACGACGACGGTGACCGATTCGGGCGGCGTCACCACGTCACCCGCTGCACGGCGCGCAGGCTGCCCGCCAACAGCGTGTAAACCGCGCCCGCGGCGCTCGTGATCGCCAGGTCCCAAACCAGCATCGCCACTGGCGGCGCCAGCTTGCCGCCGAACAGATCCTGACTCACCGGAGCGGCGAGCAGCTCCGAGCGGGTAGCGGGCAGCGACAGGGCGATTACGCCGTGCGGCGCGTCGAGCACCGTGGCGTCGAACACAGCGACGGGCGGGTCGGTCGGCGGGTTCGTGCGAATCTCGGCGGCGGCAGTCTGCCCGGTCAGGTCGTAGGGGCTGCCGTCGCCGTTTACGACGTTCACCGTCATAGCGAAATCGTCGCCTTGATACAGCAACAGATTCAGCGGCAGCGGCAGCGCGGCCACCGTGGCGACGGCGGGCACGGCGTCACCCGTCCAGATCGAATACGGGCTTGCTGTCGAGGAACGTCTGCAGCTCGGCGCCTGCGGGATGCTCGGGCACCGCCTGGCGGATCGCCATAACTCTCGCCCCGGGATAGCTCGGCTCGTCGGTGAGGGCGACGTGATCCAGGTGCGCGGCCCGGCGCTCGATCACGCCGTCGGGCATCGCCACCGACCCGCCCTCTAGCGTGCGGAACCCGACCGAGAACCCGAGCACGGTGTCGGACCGGATCAGCTCTAGGGCGTCGTCGGCGGCGTGCGTGTTGGGCAGCTTGATCGCCCCCCACAGCCCGTCGCGCTGCTCGGTCAGCTCGCCGACCTTCGCGAGCGGATGTTCCCCCGACAGTCGGCGCTCGTGGCTGGCGTACAGCCTGACCCGGTGCGCCTGGTCGGATCGGACCTGGCGCCCGAACGCGCCCCCGGTGAACCGCTCGCGGATCTGGCGGCGCAGCTCGATGTCGTAGACGTCGGCAACCTCGCCATAGGGCACCAGGCGCCCGACGAGGGTGCGCCGGTCGGCCCCCGACAGCTCGACGTCGCTGCTGAAACTGCGCACGAGGATCTCGCCGTGGAACGGCAGCACAGCCCCGAGCATCGAACCGGCGACCGCCGAGCTGCGCAGGTCGGGGATCGACTGCGGCGTGCGCCCGGCGTCGACCAGATGCTTTCGGGCGTGGTCGTAGACGCCCTGGCGGTCGCCCTCGGGTATCGAGGTCCCCCCACGAGCGCCGTTCAGGCTGGCGATGATGGCGCTGCACGCCATAGTCGACGCTGCCCGGGGATGGCCCGCACCGTCGACGAAATGATGCGGCATCGAGTAGTCGGCCTTCGCGTCGGGGTTGCCGTCGCCCATCCATGCGAAAACCTGGCGATACTGCGCAGCGCCGTCGGTGTTGTTCAGGTTCCGCTCGGCGGCGGCGCCGTCCCACGCGGCGTCGCTCGTCGCCGTGCTGTGCGGTGCAATCGCTCCCACGCTGTTACCTCCCTAGCTCGTGCCGCCGCCCCCGGCATCGTTTCGCGGCGGACCCGGCGCACCCATCGGCACGTCGGGCTCGATCGACGCCCCGGGCTGCGGCGGCTGCTCGCCCGGGCCGAGCGCGGGCGGCAGCGGCTGGCCCGCGGCGATCGCCGCCTGCGCGGCGTCGGCCAGCTCGTCGGCCATCGGGTCGAGGTTCTCGTATTCGCGGACCTCGTCGGGCAGCAGCCATGCCGACTGCGGACCCGGGCCACCGAGCGCCACCTGATACGCCTGAAATCGACTCAGGGTGTCGGTACGCAGCCCGGCGTCGAGGTCCCATCGCGCCGCTTGCCCACGAGGCAGCAGGTCGTCGGACGCCGCCGCCTCGATCAGTCGAGCCCAAGGCGTCATGGCGTCGTTTCGGGCCTGCACTTCCTCCATTTCGGCATTTTTGTACGTCGACCCGCTGACGTTGGCGCCGAGCTTGCTCGGCGGAATCCCCCACATCAGGGCGACGCTGATCAGGTCGAGCTGTCGCGCCTCGATCATCTGGCTATCGACCGGGTTCGTCGCAATCGGCGTGAAGTCGGTTAGCTCATTCATCACGGCGACCGACGACGTGCCAGCGAATTTAGAAATCCAATTCGCCTTCGCCTCGTCGGCCTGCTCTTGACTCACGCTCGGTAGGTGCAGCTTTAGCACGCCGTTCGGAACGCCCCCCTTGGTAAAGAACGACTGCGCGAAATTCTGCGTCGACAGCACCATCGCAATACCCGCCGCCTGCGCGTCGAGCAGCCCGTACCCCAACGGCCAGCCGGTCGGCGCCAGGTAGCTCTTGACGTGCCAAACCTCGTCGGGGTCATACCAGCGCCCGGCCAGATACCACCCGCCGATGTCGGGCGCGGCCGGGTTGCCCTTGAAGCGCACGGCGGCGTACAGCGGATTGATCGGCGCCAGCGAGGTCGGATAGCCGAGGCGGTCGCGCCCGGTGATGATGTTCACGCTGTTGCCGTACAGCGTCAGCGCCGATATGAGGCCCGACCAAAAAGCGTGCCCCGTCTGGCGCGGGTCGGGCTGCGTCAGGATGGCGGGCTGCGGGTCGACCGCGTCGTTGTCTCGGAAGGCGGCGAACGGCAGCCCGCCGAGCCCGCACACATAGGCATGGCCCCGCCAGAATGCGGGCACGCCGAGGGCGAGCTGCCGGTTCACCGCGACCGCCGCGGGGAATTGCGCGCCGAGCAGGTCGGTCGTCGGCGGCGGCTGCGGGCCGGTTCGCCCGATGCGCCCGCCGCCCGCCATCGCGGCGGCAGCCCCGGGATCGTTGAACGTCGGCAGCCCCGGGTGCCCGCCGATCTGGCGCGTCTGCAGCAGCCGGGCGAGCCCCATCAGTCGGGCTCCCTCACTTCTCGCACCGCCTCGTGTCCGACGATGCTGGCGCCGACTTCGCTGGCGACGCCCCACGCGAGCAGCTCGACGCCGCCGACCACGACGCCCGCCCATATGGCGAGCAAGCCGAATCCCACGGCGACCGCCACGATCCCGGCCAGCTGCGCGGCATAGGCGACCTTCACAGAATCTGCGGCTGTCCTTCGCCAGCCTTCACGAGCCCATAGCGTGCCAGAGTCACGGCCACGAGCGGCGAAACGTCCCCGCCGATGCGTCGCGCCCATGCCCAGGCGTCGCCGAGCACGCGCTTTCGGCTGCTGGCGATCGCCAGGTTCAGGGCGGGTTGATCGAGGTGAACGACCTGCGGACCGCCCCCGGCCATCGTGGCGTCGAAAAACTGCGCGCACGCTGCAGCGTAATCACGAGCGCCGGTCGTCTGCGTGCGTACGCCCACGGCGGCGAGGTCGATCAAGAGCGACGCGGCCGGGCTGGCGGTGTCGATCACGACCGGCTGCGGGCGCCAGCGCCGGTCGAGCTCGGCCAGGCGTTCGACCACCCATTCGACGCCCGGGCGATGGTCGACCAGCTCGACGTGCTGGCGATGGCCCGACAGCCAGCCAGCGGCGGCGATCGACGCCCACGATCGGTCGGGCGTCACGTCGACGGCGAAGCACGGCGTACCGACGAGCACCGACGTCGGGCTCGCGGCGCGCTGCCAGGTGACGAGGTCGATAACCGGGTGCCCGCCAGCGGTGCGCCGGTTCAGGTACGCCCGGCTGAATTCGTCGGGCGGCAGGCTGTCGTGATCGGCCTGCACGACCGCCTCGGTGACCTTGTGCCCGAGGGCGGGCATACACGCCCACCACGTCGCCGGGTCGTCGGGGTCGGCGTCGTCGGGCGCGCTCCACTCAAAGTAGGCGACGCCGCTGCGCTCGCCCGCCTCGACCCGGGCGCGCCCGTCGTCCACCCGATCGTGCAGAAACACGCTGTCGGGCGTGCCCATTGTCGAAAGAATGAACATCTGCGCCGCGGGTCGCGTCATCATGGCGGGTCGGAACGCCTGCACTAACCGCTCGTCGCGCTGCGCGAACGCCTCGTCGATCACGCCGAGGTCGAGCGTCTTACCGTGGCCCGATGTCTCGCCGCTGGCGGTTATACCGATGGTCGAGCCCGTCGACGGCCACACCATTCGCTCGAGCCCCGTTTGCCGGCGAGCCCGAAACGCCGCATTCATCGGCGTTTTTTTCAGCAGCTCGATCTGTTCTTCCCATTTGGCGCGGCTGTTGTTCCGGTCCTGCGCGGCGTAGAGGCACGACTGACTCGCGCCCCATGCGAGGCAGCGGTCGACCTCGACCACGAGCACGAGCGTCGTCTTGCCCGACTGGCGCGGCACCGTCACCCGTACCTCGCGGTAGGCGGGCAGCCCCGAGGTCGGGTCAATCTCGCCAGCGACGTCGGCGACCTGGCGCTGCCACGGCATGAACGGCTGACCGATGAGCTTCGCCAGCCCGGCCAGCCGGGCGCCGGTCGTCTTACGGCTCGGGGTTCTCGCCGTCGCCCAACGGGGCTGACAAGAGGGCGAGCAGCTCGTCGCCGAGCGGCGGGTTCCCGCGATCGTCACCTATGCCTCGCAATAGTCGGATCGTCGCTAGGTGCGCCCGGGCCAAACTCGCCGCCTGCGCGGGGAACAGCAGCGGGTCGAGGCGGTCGAGGGCGGCGGCGAGATAACGCGCCAGCGCGACGGTCGCCTCGTCGGCAACCTCGACCACGCCGCCCCGGCGCAGGGCGGCGATCGTGGCGTCGGTGCCCCGCTGGCAGCGGGTCCCGCGACGGGGTTTGGGGCTGTCGGCCACCGCGCCAGTATGCGCCTCGATCCCGACGAGCTGCAGCGGTTCGTCGGCGAGCTGCACCCGTTCGTCGCCGGGTCCCCGGGAATTTCGCCTCGCGCGCAAAAACATTGCGTTCGGGGTGCGCGTCGCTGACCTGCGCAGGAAACGCGCCCCCCGCCCCGGCCAAACGAACAGAGCCCGGCCCGCCGAGCCGGGCTCTGTTCACGTCCACCGCACGCCGCACGCATGAAGGGACGCTTGCTACTACCCAACCCAAGCGTACCCCCGGGATGCGAGGCTTCTCTGCCCGGGGTCGAGGTTTTGACCCCGGTTCGGGTCGCCATGCGGCGCTCGTGGGATTCTGGCGGGCATGGGTCGGCGCGGGCGCTCATCGAGGCAGTACCTGCGTAACCGCCTGGCTGTACTGCAGGCTGCGGGCTGGCGTTGTCAGTGGCCGCGACTCGGCGGCGTGGGCGGGCTGTGCGGTCGGCCCGCTTTCACCGCCGACCACGTCCTGCCGCTCGACCAGGGCGGCACGCACGACCTGGCGAACCTGCGTGCTAGTTGCGCCAGGTGTAACGCACGAGGCGGCGCCGCGATCACGAACGCCAAACGCCGAGCGCACAGCGTCGGTCGCACGTCGCGCCGCTGGTAACTACGCCGCAGCGGTTGCCCGTCAGAGGCGGCTGTGTTGCGTTCTAAGCGCCTCGCCATTTCGCCGCCGCCGTCCACGCGCCGAGCCCCTACAGCGCCACAGCGACAGCGAGGGCCTAGCGTCAGGTCAGCAGGGCGGCGACGGCGGGATGCTCACACGCTCGTCGGCTGACCGAGCGTTAGCCGTCGCCCCCTGCTGTAACTGCGTCGAGCTGCTCGGGCTCGATCACGCCCCACGCTTCCCAACACGACGGGCAGTAGTGGCGCACGCTCGGGCGATGGCCCGGCACGGTGATGACCAGGCGGCTCATCACGGCGACGTCGAGCGCGTCGGCGCAGTCGAAGCACGGCACTCTGCACATAGCCCGAATATCGCTGAAGTCGGGCGGCTCGGCGGTATCGCCCCGGTGACGGCGCATCAGCCGAACCCCTGCAGCTCGTAATGGCGGTCGGCGATCGCCTCGGCGTCGGCCTTGCGCTCTTGCGGTTCGCCGACCTTGCCGCAGACGTTGCACCTGACTTGGAAATGCTCGATGTCGGGTGCGAGCTGCAGCCACGGCAGATGTTGAGGCGGCGACGTCGTCACGGTGCCCGCCTTCCGACCCATGCCAGCAGCAGCGCCAGCGCCAGCAGCCAGCACAGCACGCCAATCGTCATATCGTGCCCTCGGCGCCGAAGTCGGGCAGCACGTTCGCCCCGTCGGCGCGGCCCCACAGGTGCAGCGCGTAGCTGTGTATCGAAACGTGCCGATCACGGCTCGGGAATACCTGATACGCCCACCCGCCGTCGCCCCATACGGCAGCCTTCAGGGCGGTTAGGTCGTGGTAGGTCGGCAGCCGATCGCGCCGGGCGACCGAGGCGTGCAGCCAGTCGGCGCCGTCCTCGTGGTCGGCCCGGGTGACGAGCACGCTGCGGCAGCTGGTCCGATCGGTGCCGCTGATCCCGTCGGGGCCGAATCCATCCCACTGCCAGCTACCGCCGAGCTGCGCGGCCAGCCGATCGCGTATCTGGCGCCAGTCCTTCGTCACCGGATCGCCATTTCGCCGCGAATCGGCCCCTCGACGCGCCCGAGCGCCGGGCGCTCGTCGCCCGACGCTCGTGCGGCAGCAGTGTCAGCTAGGCGATCGGCGCGCGGAGCACCTGACGCCGAATCCGATCCTACGCCCTCGCGCTGGCGGCGCCTAGCCCGATAGTCGCGAGCCTTCGCCGCCATGATCGCCCGGCAGGCGTCACAGCGGCACCCGCGTCTCGTGTAGGCGGTCACGCTCGGATGCTTGCGGTCGAGGCGCTCGGCGGCCGGGCGCACGCCACGAGCGCGCCGGTAGGCCATCACGTAGGCGGTGTTCGCCGCCCGGCAGGCGTCACAGCGACAGCCCGCCAGGTAGCGGGCGCGGGTGCCGTGCTCGGCGCTCATCTGTCGAACCATCGAGGGCGGCGAGGTCGTGGGAACCGAACCCGCTGCCAGTCGGCGAGGAAATCGAGGTCGCCGACCATCGCCTCGATGCCCCGGGCGTGCGGCGGCGGCGCCGGGTCGGGCTGCAGCTGCCCCCGTACCGACTGCCCGTCACCGAGCAGCGGCGAGAACGGGCGATTACGGGCCACGGCTGGCCGCGGCCCGCTCACAGCGCCCTCAATGCGGCGTCGAGGTCGTGCCCGAGATGCTGCCAGTGCGCTTCGCCGTCGCGCAGCGTCACGAGGTCGAAAGACGCGGGGCCGGTTCGCCCGCCGGGGTAGCTGTGCCGGTCGTAGTGCTCGACCACGACATCTGCGCCGACGTCCTGCAGCTGCCGCAGGATCGTCTCGGCGTTGTTCGTGATCGACAGCCCGCGATTTTCGGCTATCTCGGTGACGATCACCGCGGCGCGCCCGTCGGGCAGCGTCCGCCAGCTGACTCGGCACGTCGTCGGCGGCGCGCCGGGCCAGTAGCCGTGCGGGTACTGCGTGATCACGCCTCGATCCCGGGCCAGCTCGGCGAAAAAGGCGGCGTCGTCGCTGTCGTAGGTCGCCTTCACAGCACGCCCCCGGCGACTGGCACGGTGACCGGGCGCGAATGCGCCAGCAGCGAGCGCCAGCAGGTACGGCAGCACGGACAGACCACGACGTCTGCCGGGTCGGCGTCCTCGTAGGCGAGGCGCCCGCAGTAGGTCACGCCCGACTGCGTGCGGGTGACGTGAATGCTCGACCCGTTCAGCGTCCAGACGAACCGGCGCCTCACAGCCCGACCGCCAGCATGGCGTCGACGGCGACGGTGAGGCGGTGCCGGTCCGCCGCGCTCAGGCGGTCCCACGCCTCGGGGCTGATCGGCTGGCGCCCGCTGCTCAGGTACTGCAGGCGCCGGGCGGTCGTGGTCGCCCACTCGACCTGCACGGCGATGGCCCGGGCGTGCTGGCGGTCGGCCTCGCGCTCGATCTGGTGGCGTGATCGGTGTCGGTGTCGGTTCGTCACAGCAGCTGTCCCTCCCCGGTCGTGGCCTGATTCGGCGCGATGTCGTCGAGGATCTGCCAGATCACGCGACGAGCTGCAGCCGAGGTCGGCGGGTCGGGCACGTTGCGCTTTTGCAGCTCGGCGAGGTAGCGGTCGAAGTCGGGCTGATCGAGCGAATCGAGGCGGGCGTCGATCTGCGCCTGCGCGGGTGCGGCGCGGCCGATCGGTTCTCGTGGCGGCTGGCTGCTGCTGCTGGCTGGCTGGCTGCGGGCGGTGCGAGCAGCGCCGACGTCGTGCCCCTGGCTGCGCGTGTCCTCGTCGCCGTAGTCGGCGCCGCCGCCGCCGACCTCCTCGGCGCTCACTTCGCCCGCCGCGATCAGATCCGCGATCGCACGGTTCTTGGCGCGGGTTTCCGCCGTCGCCGGCAAATCGTGTTCGGGTTTCGTGAACGGTCGATCGCTAGGCCCGCGCTCGCTCAACGCGCAAACGCCGACGCCGTCCTGAAAACGCCCGTTCGGCGCGGTGGCCCGACAGGTCGCTTCGGCCCGCAGCACGTTCCCGTCGCTGTCGCGGGCATAGCGCAGGTGAACCAGCTCGACCGATACGCCGAACACGCCCGCCAGCTTTCGCCAGGCGCTGCGCTTGCGGAATCGCTTGCGCCCTATCTGCTGGTAATCGCTGTCGACCAGCAGGGCGTCGCATGCCCGCTGGTAGGCGTCCATCAGGGCGACGGCGTGCTCGATGTTGGGTATCGGCATCAGCCCCTGCGCCAGCGTCGACGGCGCCATGCCGACCGGCACCAGCTCGGCGGTCGTCGCGCCCCCGTTCCCGTTCTCGGCCATCGGTTCCCCCTCGCTCGCTAATGGCCCCGGTTTCGCCGGACTCCGATTTTGTCGATAGCGGCGTCCAGGTCCTCGATCGTCGCCGCTGCCCACGCGTACCGATCAGCTATCTCGTCTAAAACCGCGGCGGCTGTCGGCGAATGGCCGCGCAACTCGTTAGCGATGTCCCGAACCTCTCTCACAATCTCGGGCCAGGTGATCTGTTGGATCTGTGCCGGTGTTGCCATCGGTTCCCCCTCGCTCGCTAATGGCGCAGATCGCGCCGACTCGCCTGCAGCGCCACCATCCCCGCCAGCGTGATCGTGCAGACCATCGCCGACGAACCGCTCGCCCCGGGGCGGGTCGTGCCGTGCCAGGCGATCAGCCCGAGCTGTCGCAGCTCGCTACAGCGGCGCCGTTCGTTGTAGCCACCGACGCCAGCGGCTGCGCCCGCCTCGTCATAGGTCAGCCCGCCCTCGGCTGAAGCGAACGCTGCCAGCAGCAGCCGACGCTGTGACCCACGGCGCACGGCGTTCGCCGCGGCAGCCTCGGTCGAGGTCCTCGGGTCGTCGCGGTGCGCCAGCTCGTGCGGGTCGAGCCCGGGCAGGGTCGGGTGCGGCATCAGAAAGGCTCCGCAGGATCACCGACGACGGGCTCGGGTTCGGGTCGATCGAGCTTGCGCCGAATGCGGCGCAGGGTTTCGCGCTGCTGCAGCGGCGTCATGGCGCCCGCGGGACGCTCGCCAGGCAACGGCGGCATCTCACCGCTGTTGTTGGTACAGGGTGTGACAGAGGGTTTAAAGGTTCTTAACGGATAGGGCGGCATCTCACCGCTGTTGGACGTCGTAGATGCCGCCGTTGGCTCCCACGCAACGGCGGCATCCTGCCGCTGTCCGAGGATCGGCGGCGGCGTCGTGGTCAGCAGCCCGTAGAGGCGCAGCCGGTAGCGGCTGGCGACGCGCCCCCGGCTGCGGTCGGCCTGCAGCTCGCCGAGCTGCTCTAGCTCGCGCACCGCCCGCTGCGTCGTGCGCCGGTCGATGCGCGCCTTGGCGGATATGCGGGCCAGCGCGGGCCAGCATCGGCCCCAATCGTCGGCGTAGTCGGCGAACGCCAGCGCCACGAGCAGTGTCGAGCCCGACGCCCGGCTGTGGTCCCATACGGCGGTCATGGCCCGCACGCTCACGCTCACGAGCCCTTCGGCCCCACGTAGCGGACCCAGACGCGCTCGACGCCGTCGACATCGAGGGCGACGAGGAATTCCCATGCCGACTCGCCGCTGATATAGGCCAGGTCGGTTCGCAACTTGGCGAGCCGGGCTTTCGTGGGCCATTTCCGCCAGAGCCCGGGATGCTCTTTGTGCTCGGCGATGCGCTCGGCGATCGGCTGCGAGCGCGGCCTGCGCTCGATCGGCTCGGGCAGGTCGTCAGTGTCGAGCCAATCCCCCACGGTCACCCGTTGCCCCCTGACCTGCTGCGCTCCCTCGCGCACCGCTCGATCGCGGCGACCCGGTCGAGCACGTCAGGGTCGGCGACCTTGTCGGGCAGCCCCTGGCGGCGCCGCTCGTCCGAAGCAAGTCGCCTGATTTCGTCCTCTTGCGCTTTGGTCAGCGACGCCATCCCCGCACACTGCGCCCCGGGTGTTGTGGCTTGCTAGTGGGCGGTCGGTGGAATTCGACTGCGGCTGTGGGCGGTCGGTGGAACGGGCGTGACGCTGCTGCTAACCCGGTGTCTAGACCCCGCCCCCCCCGAAAGCAAGAGGCGGCGACACAACGGGCGCGGCCAGCGCCGTCGGTGTCAACCGCAGGTGACCGAACGCGAACCGACCCGGCGACCGGGCCGGGTCGGGTTCGCGTGGGGTTGCCCCGAAGTGAGGGCGGCGCCCACGGTAGGGCGAGGCTGTTATGCCCGCCAGGTCGTCGCCAGCCTGCTCGGGTCGAACCCTGGCCCGGGGCGGGCTGCTGGCCCGACCTCGATGCGCTCGATCACGTCGCCCACGATGGCCCGGCGCTCGTCGGGCGTCAGGGCGGGCCAGTCGGCCAGCAGCTGCCCGCCTCGCCCGACGTAGCGGTGCGACGCCCGCTCGACCGGCACCGACTCGCCCACCTGGCGCCGGGCGTCATCGAGGCGCTCGGTGATGCGGGCGTGGGCGCCGTCATAGCGTGGTTTCGTCAGCTTGCCCTCGGCCAGCAGGGCGGCGAGGTCGTCTAGCTCGCGCTCGATCGAGGCGACCGTATTCGCCGCCTTGGCGGTCGGCTTGCGCTTTAGCCGGGCGGTGTAGGCCGGGCTGTCGAACCGATCGGCGACGGCGACGGCGACCGCCTGCTCGACATTGTTGGCGTCGATCCCGACGCCCCGGCACCCGCCGAGGTTCTTCGGCGGGCACAGGTACAGCGCCGGGCGTCCCTTGCCGTTGGTCGACGCGACCATGCGGCTGCCGCAGCGCCCGCACGACATCACCGTGCCGAGCGCCCATCGGCGAGGCATGCGGGTTCGGGCTCGTGCCGGGTCGGCGAAGATGCGCAGCACCCGCCGCCAGTCCGCCTCGCTCACGATCGGCTCCCACACTGCCGGGTATTCGACGCCCTCGTGCACGCGCCGGGCGGCGTTCGTCGGCGACATCGCCAGCTGCCGCACCCGATTCGCCCGCCAGATGCCCGAGCCCGTCGACGTCGGCACGCCGCGGCGGTTCAGCTCGGTGGCGATCGCCGTCGAGGATTCGCCGCGCAGCACGCCCGCCACGATTTCGCGCACGACCTCGGCCTGGTGCGGGTCGTGCGCCATCCCGTCGGCGAACCCATACGGCGGGCGCCCGCCGTGGCTGCGCCCGTCGGCGGCGAGCTGCGCGTGCTTCGCCTTGAGGCGGCGGCTCTTGTCGTCGGATTCTTTCTGCGCCACGGCGGCGAGGATCGTGGCGGCGAATCGCCCGTTCGCGGTGTCCAGCTCGTATTCGCCCGAGCTGACGCTGACGAACCTCGCCCCGGTCGCCTCGACTATGTCGATCAGCTCGACCACCGTGCGGACCTGGCGCAGCAGGCGGTCGACGTCCCACACGATCACGGCGTCGACGGCGCCTGATTTCAGGTCCTCGCACAGCCGATCGAAGTCGGGTCGGGTTTTGTTCGGGTTGTAGGCGCTCTCATTGTCGGCGTAGTGAACCGGCGCGGGCCAGCCGAGCGCCCGGGCCTGCGCGTCGTTCGCCTTCGCCTGGCGCCCGATCCCGGGAACCTGCGCGGTGGCGTGGGTGGCGTCGTACTTGCTGATCCGCTCGTAGGCGGCGGGTCGCTTCGGGGTTCGGGTACGTGGCATCGGGGCTGACTCCCTGCTCGTCGGTCGGTTCGTAGTTTAGAACCGTCCGCCAACGCCGTCGAGTCTTAGCCCCTAATACCCGTAACCCCTGGTCAGGCACGTTCGCAGGTACACGAGCGGCGCCGGTCGGGGGAGACTCGGCGCCGCTCGACCCGACTGCCTGGCGAGGGTGATGTCGGGTCGCCCACCATCGCACGGCACCGAGCGGCCCGGGCGGATACCGTCGCCGTCTGTCCGCGCCGACCGAGCGAATCAGGCTCTCGCCGCGTAGTCGCCGCACCAGTCCCCGGGCTCGACCTTCGGCCAGGCGATGTCGACCACGCGTTTGTCACCGCCCGTCGCGTAGGTGACGGCGCCCGGCGCGTGCCGGTGACACTCGCCTGTGACGTAGTACGCGCACGAGCTGCACGAGGGCGGCGGCGCAGGGGCGACCGGCTGCTCGGGATGCGGCTGCGTCGTCACGTAATGGGCAGCTCCCACGCCGCCCGCCACGTTTCCGGCCCGACGACGCCGTCGAGGTCGAGGCCCTTTTCCTCTTGGAAATCGAGGCAGACGCCCTCGGACTGATCGCCGTAGGCGTCATCGACGGCGATGCGCCAGCCGCGGACGCTCATCTGGCGCTGCCAGTCGATCGTGCCGTGCCCCTCGGTGTAGTTGACCAGCAGCGTCCCCGGCCACGGCGGCGCCGCGCCACCCGCGGTCGAGGGCGGCGGTACGGCGCCGCTCGGCGGTAGGCCCGGCACGCCGCCCGCCCGAGCAAGCACCGAATCCATCGGGAACCCTGGCCCGCAGTCCCAATGTCCGCCGCCCCAGCTGCCGAGGTCGACGTGCTGGCAGACGCCAGCCGCGCCCCCCTGCGCCTCGGCAGCCGATAGGCGGCGAATCGGGATGCCGAACCGGGCGCACTCCTCGGCGACCCATCTGGCGGCATTGTCGAGCATGGCGTCGTGATCGGCCCACTGTTGGGCGGACCATTCGGCGAACGCGCACAGCTCGGCCTGCACGGCGACCGGGTTCGCGTTCGCCGCCGTCCACGCCTTGTCCGCGGCGCGCACGTACTCGCCCACGACGCCCGGGGTGTCGTCGATCCCCGTATGCGAGCTGACCTGGCTGCCCGGGTTGGCGAAGTAGTTACCGAGCGACTGATACGTCAGCGCGCCCTCGGCGGTGTGCAGCACGACCAGGCGCACGCCTGCGCCGCCGCGGCTGGAGAAGTTCGGCGACGGTATCGCCACCCGCTTTAGGGCACTCACGATTCGCCGCCCTCGGTGTCGGCGGCTCGGTCGAGGGCGTCGTGCTCGTGCGGGTCGGTCAGTCGCCCCCACGCCTCGTCGGGCTCGTGCTCGGGATCGTCGGCGGGCTCGGGCCAGTCGGGCATCGTGCGCCCCCCTGTCAGTAAGCGCCACAGTCGGCGGCGGTGATAGGTGTCGGTCCTCGTGCGCGCCACCCTAGGAGGCGACGGCGCGGCGGTGCGTGAATAGGTAGCGGCGCTGTGACTTAGGACAGCAGGCGGATCGACACGAACGTCGTCGTCGCCCCGACGGTCAGTGGGTTGCCGCCCGTCGCCGAGCTGTGCGCCACGTCGAGCACGTCGGCCTGCGCGCAGGGGATGACGTCGGTAGCCGATGCGCCGATGCCCTGGCTCGCGTACTGGCCCACCATCGCGAACCCCTCGACCGCCGTGGCGCCGTTCTTTCGCAGGTACAGCGACAGCCACTCGGTCGACGACCCGGCCCCGACCGTGCAGATGGCTTGCGCGGTGACGAGGTAGTCGCCCGCGACCGGGCAGATATAGATGCCCTGGCTCGGGTCGAACCCGTAATACCCGCTGACCGCGCGCCCGCCCATCGAGTCATAGCTGATCGTGTCGAACGGCAGCCGGGCGGTGCCGACAACGGTATTCATGGGTGCGGCCCGGTACGCCCGGGCTTTCACCGTCGAACCGATCTGCTCGTCGCCGAACCGTCGGTCGAGCAGCGTGGCGGTGTTCAGGTTGGCGACGCCGCCCGGCACCGTCACCTGGCAGATGCAATAGGCGTCGGCGGGCACCGCAGGCGCCGCTGGCGTGCCGCCGCTCGGCGTGCCGGTCACGTTCGTTACGAGGAAATCGTTGTTTCCGCCCGAATCGAGGGCGTTATCGCGTACCTGCACGACGATCAGGTCGACCCGGGACTGCCCCGAGGGCGGCGCCGCCGCCAGCGTCACGACCTCGGCGGCATCCCAACGGCACAGCTCGGTCAGCCCGCCCGAGGCAGACAGGGCGACCGCGGCGGTGCCCGGGGCGACGCTGACATTCATCGAGCTGGCGACGATGGTGGGCGTGGCCCCACGGCTGCAGCTCGTCGGGAACAGCGCATCGAGCAGCGCCCGGTCGCCGAGCGCCGGATAGCTGCCCCCCTGCTGCCATAGCGGCGTGTATCGGGTCATCGTCCTACCTCCGGGCTAGTGCGTCGATCATTTGATTTGTGTGCTCGTCCATATCGGCCAGCTGCTGCAGCGGGCGCCCGAGCACGAGCCCGACGTCCTCGGTGTCATCGTCGCCGATGTCGTAGGCGATCCCGAGCACCCGAATCTGCGTGTTCACGTCGAGGCGCCCGCGCTGAATCACGAGCCCGATCGTGTCGCCCATGTTCGGTGCGCCGTACAGGTAGGCGTCGGGCTCGAGGACGACGGCATATGTCGGCACGATCAGCCCCCACAGGCGCAGGTCGCCTTGCGCCTTGGCGTCGACCTCGGACTGCAGCGACAGCGCGCTCGCATTCGGGGCGGACATGAACAGCCCGACGGGGTTCACGGTGATGTCGTTCGTGTCGGAATTCCACGCGTCGGCGAACAGCTGCGCCGCGTTCGGGTCCGCGCTCGCCTTGTTCCCGACGCAGCGCGTGTAGTTGGCATACGTGTCGCTGGCGACGGTGCGGGTCAGGCTGCGCACGTTCGACCCGTAGACGAGGGCGACGTCGCCGCGGGTCACGCCCTGCTGCGGATAGAAGATGCGCAGCGAATCCTCGGTGTCGGCCGCGGGCCAGGTCGGGCTGCCCGCGTGCGATTCGACGGCGAGGTCGAACCCCTGACTGCCCGCCTGCGCCATCGCCAGGATCGCCGCCCCGATCGACTGATTCGGCTGCAGCGCCTGGTCGCGGTTCACGCCCGATTGCACGCCCCGGATGCTGCCGTCGGGGTTCGCCAGGACCAGGTGCAGCGGTAGGTAGCTGCCGGGCGTGAACGCCGTAAAATCCGAGGCAAATACGTGATACGACCACGTCAGCAGGTCCGACACGATGAAATCCTGATCGCGGGCGGTCGTGGCGTAGGGCAGCGTCAGATAACGCCGGTTCAGCATCCCGAGGTAATCGTGCGCAACGAACGTCACCGTCGCTGATTCCTCGGTGATCGCATCCTCGGAATGGTCGACCATGCCCCGAAACATGCAACGGTCGGCGCCGATCTGCTCGTCCCAACGCCAGGCGCGCACGTCGGTCGCCAGCTCTAGCACCTGGCTCGCCTGCAGGCTGTCGCCGTCCATGGAAAACGTCAGCTCGGCGGGCACGTTCCACGCCTGCGTCAGCTTGCGGGCCCGGGCGTCGGACAGCTCGGCGATCAGGTTCGACTCCCATCGCTGCGCGGCGAATTGACGGCTGTGCAAGGTGAACCGCCAGCGCCCTCGATCGGGCGGAACCGGGTGCAGCGGCGCAGTCACGTCAAATAGCCATCGGCCCAAATGGCGATCGCCTGCGTCAGCACCGACGTCGAGGCGCCAGATAGCGACATCACGAGCCATTCGGGCAACGGCGGCAGATACGGCCAGGTCGTCACCGACCAATCGAGCTGACCGATGACGTTCTGCGTCGGGTCGCCGTCGAGATAGGCGGTTTTGTGCTGCCCGTCGACGGCGACGTAATGCCCGGCGTCGATTATGTAGTTCGACACGAACGCGACGTGCCGGGTGATCCCCGCCACCTGCCAGGCGAGGGCGACGTCGGCGCCCTCGATCGGCCCCCATACCTGAATCACCGGGCGAGCGGCGACGTCGCCCGGGCTGGCGAGGGTGCCGTTGGTCGGCGAGGCGGTGCCCGCCGGATAGTGGCGTGGGAACGTCAGCGCATAGGTGCGGCCCGTCGACCCGGGGCTGCCGCTGTGGGCGCTGATGGCATAGCTCGCCGGGTCGTAGGCGATCGGGTCGGCGGCTTCCCACTGCAGCTGAATATCGCGCTCGACGGTGCCCACGATCGGGAAGGCGTAGGCGGCGCCGCGCAGCGTCAGATACCGCTCGGGGCTGCCGAGGTCGGGCCGGTCGAGCGTGTAGTGCAGCTCCGGGCGCGCGCTCGGCACCATGAACGGGGCGAAGCTGGCGGCGACCTCGTCAATGCTGGCCGCCCCCATCGACCGAACCGTCTTGATCGAGGCGCTCACGACGCGGGACCCGTAGAATTTCGTCCGGTCATAGACGCCGTCGCGGTCGGGCTGCGGCGTCGTCACCGTGCGGATCGCCGGGCTGCCGAAGTCGAGCGAATCGCACGCCCACCCGGCGCCCGGGTTGTCGAGGTCCAGGGCGTTCCCATTGAGCACGAGCCATGCCCGGCGTATGCCGGTCGGGAACCCGGGAACGCTCGGGCGGGTCGGCGGGAGAACCGTCACACCTTGCTCGTCTTTCTGGCCCACGCCGCCCGGCGCATCAGGGCGTCGACGTCGAGCACGCTGGCGAACGTGGCGTGCTCGATCGCCAGCGCCGGGCCGAATGTCTGATTAGCGGGCGTGATCGCCTCGCCCGCGTGGGCATAGATGAGGCCCGTTTTCGTGATCAGCCCGCCTTGCGCCAGGTGCGGGATATGCGGCACGCCGATCGTTTCGCCGCCGATCGACATACCGAGGAATGAAACCTTGGGCAGCGTAAAATGCAGATCGTTCCAAATGTCGATCAGCTTATTTATGACCCACTTGAACGCGTCGGGGATCACGCCCCAAATCTTTCGGAAAATCGTTTCGACGTCGCCGGGCAACCCCTCAAAGAATCTGACGATGGCATCCCAATGTTTCTGAATCTCGTAGACCGCCAGCCCGAACGGACCCGTCAGGATCGCCAGCACCAGGGGCCAATTCTGCGCCAGCCAGTCGAACGCCATTTTTGCGGCGTGCCAGATGGCGTCGAACACCTTGGCGATGAATTTCCCCGCCTCGTCTATCGCATCCCTGAACCACTTGACGTGCTGGTACGCGAGCACGATTCCCCCCACGAGGGCGGCGACCGCCGCCACCACGAGCAGAATCGGGTTCGCATCCATCGCCGCATTTAGCAGCCACTGTGCGGCGGCTGCCGCCTTGGTTACTGCCGACTGAATCAGCTCGGAATCCTTCAGGGCGGTCGTCGCCGCCTTCGCCGCCGTCGCCGCCGCCCCTACCGCCGTCAGCCCCGCCCCCGCAGCGGTGATCGCTGGCCCGTACTTCTGCCCGAATTGCGCGACGTGGTCGGTGATTTCCGCCCGTAGCGCGTGCAGTCGCCCCGTGAACGTATCGGCGGCGGCCGCTCCCTGGCCCTTGAGCTTCCCGGCGAGCTCGGCCATAGCGTCGCCGTGTTTCTCGGTCACCGTGGCCGCGTTCTGCTCGGCCTGCGTCAGCTGGTCATGGGCGATCGACGCCTGGTCGCTGGCTTCCGCCGCCTTGTTCGTGGCGTCGCGCAGGGCGATCTGATCGGCCACCGACAGGGTTTTTTTGGCGTGGTCGATCGCCTGCAGGTCGAGCAATTTCTGCTTGGCAGATGCGGCAGCATTGTCGGCGTTCGTGCTGTTGGTCTGCGCGACCTTCAGCTCTTTTTGTGCGGTCGTCACCGCCTTGGTCTGCACGCCGAATTCCTTTAGGAGCTTGGTGGACCCGTTATAGGTTTTCCCGAGCGCCGTGGCCGCGGTGGCGAGGTCCTCGTGCTTCGCCGCCGCCAGGTCGGTCGCTTCATTGAGCAGCCCGAGCGCCTTCGCCGGGTCGCCGGTCGCCTGCGTCAGAATCCGCAGCGCGTCCTGCGTTTGGTTCGTGGTATCGCCGAAATGTTCCTCGTGCTTGACCGCCGCCTCGACCTTCCCGGCGTAATCGTCGACGTGCTTACCCGTAGCGTCGTATGCGGCCTGCAGCTGCTGGTGCGCCGCCTGGTCGGCGGACCCGAGGGCGGACAGCGCCGCCCCGGCAGCGGCGGTGCCAGCGCCTATCCCCATCAGCTTCGCCGCCGCGCTCTTGCCGTGCTCGCCGAGCTGGTCGAGGGCGGACATACCGCCCGTTATGGCGCCCTCAAACTCGCCGAGCACGCCCGTCGAATTGAGCGTGCCGAGCACGCCCGAAAAGGCGGTGCCGATCTTCGCCGCGCCCTGCTGGCTCTTAGCGGCGGCGGCGTCGGTCGCCTTGCCGAGCCCGGTCAGGTCGCCGAGGAACCGAACGACAACGGACGGCCCGGCCATTACCTACGCGCCGCCTTGGCGATGGCGTCCGCCTCGACTTGCATCCTGCGAATCATCGCGGCCCACATTTCGTCGGGTAGTTCCTCGGCTACCTCGGGACTGATTCGCCAATACCCGCAAAAGGCGGCGAGGGCGTCGAAGAATTCATTTCTTTTGGGTCGGGCAGCTCGACCTCGACCTCGACGTCGTAGGCGTGCATCCACAGCGACGTGGCGTCACGCCCGGGGAACATCTGCACCAGCTTTCGGAAGGCGGTGACCCGGCTGCCCTGATTCTGCAGCAGGGTCCCGAATGGCACGTCCTCGATACGCTGCAGCTGGTCGAGCACGCGCTGCGTCGGCAAGCGCGAGGCGAACGCCGTCGTCACTGTGACGACGTCGGGCAGCGGCACGTTCGGGTCGGCGGTCGGCTCGGGCCGGTCTAGCTCGTCAGTCATGGACAGATGCCCCCTCGGTAGTTGTGTTTTGCCAGCGGTAGGAGTCGAGGGCGCGCTGCGCGGCGGCCGAATACAGCCCGGCGATCGCCGCCGCATGCTGCTCGGCTGCCGGATACAGATAGCGCCCCTCGGCCTTGTATTCGCGACCTTCGGGCCAGCCCCCGAAGTCGACCGGCCCGGCGTAGGGGATCGAGCTGCGCCCCATGCGGACCGCGGCGCCGGTTTTGGTCGCCGTGATCCTGACGTCGCCCGCCAGGGTCCCCGCGCTGTGCAGCGGCGTGTCGACCTGCGGCAGCTCGGCGACGACGGCGACGACCACCGGCTGCGCCGCCTGGCGGGCGGCGTCTTTCAGCTGTGCGGTGAGAGGTCCCCCCATCTCGCCGAGCTTGGCGATATCGCGGCGCAGGGCGCGCAGCCCCACGACGCCCACGACGGGCGCCGCCACGTCACGCCTTGCCCGCAGCCCACGCCGAGCCCGTCCAGTGTGCGCCGAGCAGGTCGGCGGTCAGCACGTAGGTTCCCGTCGCCCATGCGGTAGACGGGCTGGCGGCGATCCCCGTCAGCGCGGCCAGGTTGGCGGGCACGCTGGCCCCGCTCGGCGTGTAGTAGCCGGGCGTGCCAGCGGTCGCCCCGGTCGCCGTGACGCCCGTTGTGTCGACGGTCGGCGGGCCGGTCAGCGCCCATGCGATCTGCACTTCGGACGCCGCCCCGGCGTCGCCCACGAGCAGCTCAAACGGTTGGGGAATGGCGAACCCACTGATAACCGGGTTGTTCGCCGCCTGCGCCCGCGAGTAATAGGGGCGGACCTTGAACACCGCGGGCTGCCCGCTGGCGACGTAGGCGGCATACGCCGCCTGCAGCGTGGCGTAGACGGCGCCGACGTCGTAGCTCTGATGAAACGTCACCTTCAGCTGCCACTTACTCATGCCCGGATAGTCAGTCTCGGCGCAGAATGACGTAATCGTCACCTGCGTCGTCGTCGGCACGACCTCTAGATGCTTCACGAGACAGCGCAGGTTCACACCCGTCAGCTCGAAATAACAATCGGTGAGGATCAACGGCGACGCGATGGGCGCCGGTGCGTCGCCGGTATAGAGCGGCTCGACGCCAGGCGCGTCGCCCTCGGGCGGTTCGCCGTTCGGCGGGTCGAGCAGCTCGACGCCGCCGCCGTTCTCGTCTTTGCGGGCAGGTGTCATGGGTCGTACCTCCGGTTACATGGTGATTGTGACGACGAGGTCAGCGGCGAGCAGCGGGACGCCCGACACGGTCGCCTGCCGCCAATTGCGCTGCAGCGATGGCGTCGCCCGCTGCACCGCGCCGCCGAGGGTGAAATCGCCCTCGACCGCCGCGCGGATCTGCACGAGCAGCTCGGCGAGCTCGACGTCGCGGTCGAACCCATGAACGCCCACGACCGGCACGTCTGCCTCGTCAATGCTCAGGGCGGCGACGCTGTAGCGGACCTCCAACGGGCGCCCGACCACCGCGGCGGGCGCGTTCAGGGATCGAGGCGGGTGATCGAACACCGCGACGTCGGGATCGAGCGCGGCCTTCAGCACGGCGGCGAGCCCCTGCGCGGCGGGTACGTGGTCCCAGGTCACCCGAGCGCAATCACCGGGTACAGGCGCAGCAGGGCGTCGACGTCGGGATCGCGCCCGGGCACGCGCACGACGCCAGTGTCCCCCCACCCGATCGTGCCGTCGATCGAGTCACGGCGGCGGTAGTAACGGCTCGCCAGCAGCAGCGCCGCCTCGTGAATGGCGTCGGGAATTGGCTCGACCAGCGCCCTCGGATCGCAGCTGCGCGTGCAGTAGTCGATGGCGGCGTCGAGGGCGGACTGGATCAGCGCGTCGTCGCTGGCGTCGGTCGTCATGCGCAGCTGCGCTTTGACCTCGGCCAGATCGGGCCAGGTGCCAGCCACTAGCCCCGCCCCTGGCAGTAAACGGTTCTAGTGGCTGGCATGGTCTGGTCGTCCCTCCCCGGGATCAGCTGGCGGGTTCCTTCTCGCCGCGGCGGCTGCGGGCGTGCTGCTCGTGCTCGTGCCCGTTGCCGTTGTTGCGCTGCGCGGCGCGATAGGTCTTTTCCTCGTCGCTCATCACCGGGCGCCCGTCGCTGTCGACCAGGATCGGCCCGAAGTCGGTCGAGGTGACCCCGTCGAGCAGCGCAGGCGGTCCGCCCGTCCACGTCACCGAGGCGATCCCCTTCGGGTAGCGGGCGAACGTGGCGACCGCGTAGCCCCACACGCCGAGGCGGATCGACTCGGGGCCGAGCACTTCCTCGTAGCGGAACGTCAGCGTCGCCGACTCCAACAGCAGCGCGTCGTCGGCCTTGATCACGTAGGCGGTTCCCGTCGTGCCCGCCCAGCTCGGCACGACAGACAGCCCCACGACCTCGCCCGCCACCGTGCCGAATTCCAGCGCCTGCCCGATGCCCCGGGCGTTGAACGGGCCATGCTCGCCGGTCACGACCAGCGGGCGCCCGGCGCTGTCTTTCTGCTTGGTGACATGGCCCCAATCGACCTCGCTGCACAGGTACGCATTCGGCGGCATGAACCGATTTGTCCGCACGAGGATTCCCGACGAAATCATGGCGTCAGGGAATTGCGCGTTCGGGTTGGCGGTGAAGTCGATCGCCGTCGTGCCCGCGATCCCGGTCTGCGCCGTCAGCGCCGCCGCCACCATCTGCTCGATCACGGCGCTGTAGGCCATCAGCGCGTCGGCGAAGACGAGCCCGTCGACCGCGGGATTCGACCCGTCGAGCAGCTGGCGGGAGACGTCGACCTTGCCCGTCTTGGTCGCTGGCGTCAGCGTCGTCAGCGGCGCGGTGAACGACCCGTCGCTCGGGGCGACGTTCTCGCCGCCCTGGTCGGCCACCACCGCGCCCGCCGTCATCACGCCGATGTTGATAGGCCGGGCGTCCTCGATCTCGATTCGCCGGATCGTGTCGGCCCAGGCGCGGGCGCCGTGGGCCAGCGGTGCGAATTCCGAGAACAGCCATTCGGGCGGGTACGTGCCGGGTGCGCCGCCCGAGGTCGCCGCCGCCCTGGTCTGCAGCTGCTGCGCCCGCTCTAGGTCGAGGCGTGCGCGTGCCTGCACGTCGCCCGCAAACTGCGCGGCGTGCAGGTCGCGGAACCAGCTCGCCCGCTCGTCGGGGTGCGCATCCTTGCGGTAGGGGCTCGGCTCGGACCGGATATGGACGACCGGCCCGCTGCCGCCGCCGCCGTCGCCGAGCCCGTCCATCGCCCGCGCCGCCTGCACTCGGCGGTCGGCGTCGCTGCGCAGCTCGGTCAGGCGGTCGACCAGCGGCGACATCTGCGAGCGCAGCTCGATCAGGTTCGCCGACTCGGTTTCGCTCGGGTCGCGACTCTCATCGGCGCAGCGGTTCGTGATCGTGTCGTACTGATCCGACAGATCCTGATAGTCGGCGTGCAGCTTTTCCAGCAGTCGATTTCCCATTGATCGAGTCCCTCGTCGGGCGACAGCGCCCCGCGCTGGCGCGAGCGTGCAAGGTCGGCACCGGGGATCACTGGCCCGGGGTCGGCGCTGGCGCCGAGGGCGGGCACTCGATGGGCGGCTGCGCGCCAGGGTACGCCCGAACCGGCCCCGCTGGCTAGAACCCCTGATTGACCTCGACCAGCGTTGCTTTCCCGAGCAGGGCGTTCCACTCAAAGACCATTTGATCGAGCTTGCCCGACGTCGAGGTCGCAGGCAGGGACGCGTGCACCGTGCCCGTCCCGGCGACGAACAGCGAGCCCCAGGTGTAGGCGCTGGCGCCGCTGGCGGCTTTGTACCTGATCACGATGCGCTGCCCGTCGGCGGCATAGGTGGCGACGTTGCCGTTCGCGATCGTGATCCCCCCCGGCGTGGCGAAGGTGTTTTGTACGACGTGAACGTCGCCCGCGGTCAGATCCACCGAATACGTCTTGGCCCCGGTCGTCGTGAACGCTGCCGCCACGAACACGCGCCGCCCGAGCGGGCCAGCGCCCGAGGCGTATGCCTCGACGTTCCACCGGGACAGCTGTGCCGACCACACGAGCTTTAGCTGCCCGCCCGGGTGAACGAACAGCCAATTGCCGTCGCCGACCTCGCCCGCCAGCCCGGTCGTCGCCCCCATCAGAAAACCGAGCGTGTACCCGCTGCCGACGGGGGCGCCGTTCTCGATGAGCAGCTCGTAGCCGTCATAGGGCAGCGGCGGCGCGGCGAATTGCAGTATCCCCGTCGTGCCGCTCGTCGCCGCGGGCTGTGACAGCTCCAGCTCGTTTAGCCCGGGATTCGCCAGCACCGTCGTCCCCGCCGCGAGCGTGCCCGTACCGCCGACGGCGGTGACGAGCATGCCGACGCCCACCGCGGGGAACCCGCCCGCGCTCACCGTCGCCCGGTTCGACCCCGCGGTGAGGGTCACCGTCGGCACCTGAATCACCGAATCGTTGAGGATCGACGGGCGGATCACCTGGCCCGTCGTCGTGCAGACTTGACTGGCAGCGGGCACGAGCGTCGCCTTCGACCCGATCGCCTGCACGGTGAAATTGGCGCCCGGGATCTGGTAGCCCGTCGTGCCGAATAGCGCCTGCCCGATCGTCAGCGACGCCCACAGGCTCGACACAGTGACGAAAACGAAATGCGTCGCGTCGATCAAAGACCAGCTGATGTCGACGCCGCTTTTGAGTACGTGCGAACCGCTCGTGCCGAAACCCGTTGTCGAGCTGACGGTGAGATTGACGGCGAACGCCAGCGTCGTCGCTCCGGGCGTCGTCGGCCCCGCCGACAGCACGAGCTGCCCGGTCGCCGGGTTGTACGACGCGACGGTCGACCCGGCAGCGGCGACGCCCGTACCGCCGATCGACAGCACCGCCATCCCGGGCACGATGTTCGGCACGCCCGTCGCGATCGTCTGCGTCGTGCCGCTGACGAGCGTGCAGGCTTGCGCCACGGTGGGCTGAATCGTGGGACAAAACTCGAGGATCGTGGTGCCGGCATTCATCGGCGCCAGATTGAGCACCAGCGCCCCGGTCGTCGGGTTGTACGACGCGACGGTCGTTTGATTCCGCACGGTGCCCGGGCCAGCGAGCGCCTGAATCGGCGCATTCGGGAGGATCGGCAGCCCGGTCGCGATCGTGTAGGGACCCGTCGAGCCCGCCACGAGCGTCGCCGCCGACAGCACGCGCCCGAATACGCCGCAGTAGCCGGTGACCACGGCGACGGGCGGCGACGACGGTTTGACGGTAGGGGATGCGTTCAGCAGCCCGATCGACTGCGTCGCCCCCACCATCGGCAGCCAGGTTTTCGCGTCGAGGTAGAACTGCCCGGCTGCATAGCCGATTTGTTTTCCGATCGTGCCGCCGCCCGCGATCCCGGCGATCACCCCCTGCGATGCGGCGTCAGATGCGAAGTAGTGCAGCACCTGATTCACGGCGACGCCCGTACCGATCGCGTCGCTCGATGGCGTGCCGCCGAGGTTCAGCTGACTAATGAAATTGGCGATATTGACGTTTTTCAGGTTGCCGCCAGCGCGCACGCCATGAACGAACGAAACGAAATAGCCCGTCGACCAACCTTGCCCGAGCCCTGGCGTAGCAAAGAACGGCGGGTTGATCGGGAACGACAGCCGACCCGTATCGGCGATTACCTGCGGCGTCAGCACGTACTGCTCGCCGCCTGCGATGTCGGGCACGAAACAGATCGAGTAGCTACCCGATGCGAGGGCGTTCCCGGTCAGGGTTACCGTCGTATTGCCGCTAACGGTGTCCCTGGCGATCGAGGAGATATAGACGTCCATCGGCAGCACGCCCACGGTGAGGCAGTAGGCGCGCAGCCCGACATACATGCCGTAAGGGCGCGGACCCGAGAACACGAGCGTCGGCTGCCCGCTGACGAGCGTGCCGGTTTGCGACAGCACCGCCCCGCCCTGCAGCTGATTGCGGAATTGAACCTGATACTGATTCGACGGGCCGATGCCGAGCACGGCGTTCGCCTGCCCGATCGAGGTGCCGAAGTAGTAAAAACCCTCAGTCTGCTGAAACCCGGGCGGGCCGATGCCGCTCGGCGAGGTCGGCCCGTATGGGTCGGGCTGTGCCACGACCTCGCCGAGCACCGTTGCGGCGCCCGGGTTCGTCGCTATGGGCATCGTGACTTGCGTATTGAGCGGTCCGACGGTGATCTGCTGTGCGTTGGTCAGGATGTTCCCGAGGTTGTAGCTACCTGGCCCGCTCGACTGAAAACCGATCGTGAATCCGGGGAACACGTCGCCGATCAGCCCGCCGCTGTTGTCGGTGCCTGCGCCCACGATGGCCCGGTCGAACGTGAACGTCGCCACGCCGCCCGCCCAGCTCGCCGCGGTCACTCGCGGTAGGGCGGTGAACGTCGTGCCCTGCGTCAGATTCCAAATCGTGCCGCCCGCCGCCTCGCTCGATGCGAGGTAACCGACCGATACGGGCAGATTGAGGTCGATGGCGCCCTCGCCGAC